AGACGCGTGTTTTTTTTTTTAAAAATATTATATCTATACAAACACTAACTAAAATTATTAATAAATCAACCACTACCACCACTCATAATCCTGAAGGTGGTTTTGCCAAGGGCCAACATTTTTAGGGTAATGAGCTTCACGATCCAAAATTGACAATTTCAAAAGCTCATCACGAGTAGGAAAATTAGAATGAACAATCTTATAGTTAATCTTTCTCAAATACTTACAATCCTCTTCAAGCCATTTAGGTAAATTACGAAAAAGATAATCAGGACCAACAATACGAGAAGAAATAGCAAAAGAATGATTATAAAGATACTCAAGAAAATAATAAGATATAGGGTCAACACCAAGCGTATCATAGGCTAACCCAATAAGTCGAGAAAGGTTAAGATAAATAGGAGAATCTCTATACTTAGGAACACCCGCACGCCACTGATACTGAGGAAACGGTCGATAAGAAACAACTTTAGCAATTGAAGGACACAATTGACCGAGATTAAAATTAGCTGACTCAATAAGATGACGTTTCAAATAAGTAGGACCAGTATAAGCATGACTAACAACCTCATTATTTTGCACATTCAAATACGTTAAAACACTAGTAAACTCTTCAAAATTTTTCATCTGAATACAATGAGCTGCAGCCATATATTGAGCAAATCCACGAATATTAATAACATCTCTCAAGACTTTAGGATAAATCTTTAAAAGATCATCACCATACACAAAAATAGCAATCATTCTATAAGCCAAATTTTTCCAAATTAATTGACGAACAGCAACAGAAGACTGCTCCATTACATTAAATATGTATGACAACCAGTAAATTACACCTACAATCCATGAATCCCCATGACTCGTCTCCAAAGACCCAGAAGGCATAACTCCAATCAATAATACATAATCTCGAATCCAACGAACAGTTTTACCAGCAAGTTGCTCAGCACAAGACTCTAAAATATATTGAAACATTCGATAATTAGGGTCAGCATCATCACGTCTTATCCAGATCTGAGCAAACATCATATAAATCACCAAAGGAAGAGCAGTAATCACAGTATCAAGCGCTTTTATATCACCAGAAGAAACCAACATAGAACCCTCAGCAACACGGCGATAGAAACAGTTGACATTAGCAGGGGAATCACCAAAAAGAGGAACCCTTTCATATTTATCACACATATCACCACACAAAGCACGATACAACATCTCAGCACCACCACGCGTCCACGTAAAGCCAATAGATATATTAACAGTCATATTTCTAGCAAAACCTACTCCATAGATATCCTTACAATCTGGAAAATAAGTTCGTTCACCTTTCATCCTAGTTATAAAGAATTGATGCAACAAATAATCATTAGACAAAAAGAATAACCTACTTTTCATATACATCTCTTTAACAGTAGCAGAATCATACTTACCTTCATCAATAGGCGAAAGATTCTGTTCCTTAACTGACATTGTTGTAATAAAAGACTTAACATTCTTGGGGTAAGGAACAAGACCATCAACAGTTTCATCCAATGCAGTAAAACATGTCTCCAACATCTCCTTAATCAATAAACATTGGGACTGACGTTTTGAAGGATGAGTTTGACACTCAACAGTAGTTATTGAATCAAG